CTTCACCTAGGGTTTTAGTACCCGTGATTAGACCTTTCAAGCCTTCCTGAACAGCCCCAGTAAAGGCATTGTTCAAGTCTTCACCTAGTGTTTTGACGTCTTCTTGTAGGTTCTTCAGCTTGATCTCTTCTAGACGCTCGAGCTGATTGATGATATTTTCGCGCTCGCTGTCGCTTAGATTTGGATTAGTCTGGGCTTCGGAGATGCGTGACTGAGTCTCCATTCTCAGCTTGCGTCTTTCTAACTCGTAGTTAGCTTGCGAGCGGCGGTACTCACCCTCTACGCCAGCCATTTGAGCATCCATCAACGACTTGTTTAGATTACGCTGTCTGGAATAAGCATCGAGACGGTTTTGACGGTACTCAGAAGCGTTCCCTGCAGTTGCATCTTCAAAGTGCTTTTCTCGGGCATACTGCTTAGCTTGAGCTTCCTTCTTACTAAGCTCTTGCTTCTGCTGCCCAAGCATCCTGATGTTCCGTAGTGCTTCCGCATTACCGGGATCCACTTCCAGAACCTGACGCTGAGCCTCGATAAGGTCATCGATTGTTTGCTTCATGGAATCGAAGCGATCCTCGATATCCGCGAGCTTGTTCTGAAGTTTCTCGTGATCACTGAGGTCAGAGAACTCTCGATTTAGCTCATTCATCTTGTCGCTGAATGTTTGGACGTGCTCAGTGCCTTTCTCGAGGGCATCGGCAATATGGTTATTCCGGATAAACTCCTTAGCTTGGGCTTGTTTCTTCTCCAGTACCTTGCCCATCTCTTTGAGGTTCTCAAGGTTCCGTTTTGCCTGCTGATTACTGGGATCCACTTCCAGGATCTTGCGCTGCTCTTCAATAAGCCCGCTGATCTTGTCTTTCAGCTCATCGAAGCGATCCTGCATATCCTTGATCTTGTTTTGATACTTCTCAGAGAAGCTCAAATCGGAGAAGTCGCGGTTGAGCTGATTCAATTGGTCACTGAAGCTCCGGACGAATTGAGTACCGTCTTCTAAAGCGCCCTTGATAGCGTCATCTAGTTTGGTGTTAGCTAGTTTATTCTCGACCTCGAGTAGTTTCTTCTGCTCATCCCGATACTCTTGCAGCTCTTGGATGCGGGCAGTGAAGTCCTTATCATCTTGATAATCCCCGCCGCGTTGCTTCTTAGTAGAGCGAGCGGCTTTTAGGTCATTGATCTGCTTGTTGACTCTTTCAATGCGGGCTTCAATCTCCTCAGTCCTGCGGGAGATATTATCCGCCTTATTCTTGAGGTCACTCTGTCTTTCTTCTTTTAGCTTGCGCTTGGCTTTGGTGACAGGGCTTTCCTCATGGTCGCCGTATTCCTTACCAGTAGCGGCTTTGTAGGTGTTCTGGAAGTCTTGGTTATCGCGGGGATCCGAGACCGCTTGCTTACCACCAACGCCATAACCACTGCCTTGCCCACCGAGAGATAGCTGCCCTTGCTTAGCCGTAACATGGACGTGATCCCAGTGGTCATCCTTGATATTAGGACTGAACTGGTGAGGTTGTCCTTTATAGCGCTGAGCACTGGGAGCACCAGAGTAGATGATGCTATGGATCTGGTCTCCGAAGCGCCTAGCAACCTCTTGTGCAAAGGATTTCATTTGTTCTGGAGTGCCCGAGAAGTCTAAGGCAGAACCCTTGGCATGATACGAAACCTGACCGCTTTCAGTCCTGTCTCCGGGACGCAAGCCAGAAGTTACTCCAACACCGTGTTTCTGGGCAATACCTAGAAGTGGTTTGAGGTGAGCGCTAGCTCCATCAAGCCCTTGGGCAGTCCCTTGAGCCCCATAGCCACTGCCCACGAGACCACTTAATGCGTCTTTAGCTGACTTAATCTTATCTATGAGACCACCGCCAATCTTACCGATTAGATTGCCGACCCAATCCCAGATATCACCGAGTTTGTCGATTAGGTCATCAACCCAACCTGTAACTGATTCCCATGCTCCGGCTAAGCCGTTACCAACCCTATCGATTAAAGTACTGCTAAAGTCAAGTTGTTCATCAATCCAACCCGCAGCTTTCTCGAGCCAATCTCCAAGAGTTTTCCATGCCTTGGTTAGGTGCTTAGCAACCAGACTCACTAGATCACTAGTGCTCGAGATGAAGTTACCAGTCCAGTCAATAAGTTTCTGGAGCCATTCACCAATCTTACTCCAAGCATCAGCAGCGCTATCTGTTTCGGTAATCACCTGAGCGATGAAATTGATGAATCGCCCGATATTCTCGATTACGACCTTTAGGTAAGTGCTAATAAACTTAACAACATCTAATACAGTATTCCAAGCTTTATAACCAGACTTAATCAAATTCCAAATAGCCTTCAGTAGTCCTTTTTGGTCAAGAATAATATCTCTAGTTTCTTCTATACGAATAATCCAGTCTGTGACTGTAGAAATTATTGAAACGACAGCATTCTTAATCTTAGTACCTATTTGTTTCCAGATCTCTTTAAGCTCTTCTTTATTCTTTTTCCAGAATTCTTGAAGCCTAGAAACAAAGTTCACCACGTTCTTAATAGCACCTTGAACGTTGTTATTAATGAACTTCCCGATACTTTTAATAGTTGATTGGTTCTCTTTCCAGAACTTATTAATCCGGCTTATAAGATTGGCTGTAAACTTAATAGCATCGTTAATGCTTTTACCAATAGACTTCCCTAGGTTTTTAGCTGCTTTCTCTGAATACTCGAACCCTAAACCGAGGGCGTCTACTGCCTTGGTGATGGGCTTAAAGCTTATACCAACTTTCTGTATTCCCTTATAGATATCGTTGATAGCTGTCAAGGCAGCGTTAAAGGCGGGCAGTACGGCTGCTCCAACACGATGCTTTAGGGCATCAACGGAAGCTGTAAACTTCTCCCATTCCGTCCGCATCTTCTTGGCAGTCTCTGCTGCCGTACCTTGAGATTCTTCAATAGTCTTTCTTAATTCCTTATATTGACCTTCAGCATTATTAAGTAAGGTAGTGAAGCCTTTAATGCCTTGAGCACCAAAGATCTGCTTGAGAAGGGCAGCCTGTTTCTTCTTACCCCTTCCTTCCAAGCCTGCTTGAAACTCTTCTAGGATCTTGGGCATGGATTTCATCTTGCCTTCGGCGTTTCGGACTTCAACACCGAGTTCCTTGATGGCTTCCTTCCCCTTCTTAGAAGAAGGCTCTAGCCTCATCAGCACAGTTTTTAAGGATGTTCCAGCTTCTTCAGTGCTTAGACCCGCATCCTTCAGAACACCGAAAGCTGCTGCCATATCCGTAACAGACTGGTTAGTCATATTGGCAACAGAGTTAAACTTGGATGTCCCGGTACGAATGGCATCCATTGTTACATCAGCGTTGTTAACCACTGCTGTAAGCTTGTCGCCAATCTCTATGGCATCTTCTTGAGTTTTGTTGTAAGCATCATACGCGTTAATTGTGCGTCCAATAGCCTGAGTAACGGTGTCCATTGTTTCACCAGTTGCCTCACTGACTTGGACTACACTCCTCATCAAGCCTTCTGTCTGCTTGGTGTTGTAGCCAAGCATAGCCATTCGCTCACCGGCTTTGGATATTTCATCTCCTGTCTTGGTGCTGCTGCCAGAAAGCTCAATAAAACTGTCTTTAAGTTGATTGATCTCTTTCTCGGTAGCCCCCGATTTAGCTTGGATTGTCTTCATCGACTTTTCCAAGCTGTAAGCCTGAGAAACAGTATCTTTTATGGCGTTCCCCACACTGCTAAAAGCTCCCATCACAGACTGTTGTATGGTCATTCCGATCTCTTGGAAAAAGCCGCCTATGACGGTATCGAGATGGGTAAGCTCTTTCCTAGCTCCCTTGGTAAGTTCTTCACCTAGCTCTTGCCCGGTTTTCCGACCGCGCTTGCTAGCTATTTTGTTGAACTTCTTAAGCTGCTTTGTGAAACGAGACGTGTCGAGCGATAGCGAATATGTAAGCTTACCGATATCAGTCATGAAATAACCATTTATTATAGATATAGCACCTATTTAATAGGATACCTTATTTAATGTATAAGCGAATCAAACTATTAGGGAAACTAGGAAGGAAGTTTGGACGCGAGTGGAAATTAGACATTGACTCGCCAGCCGAAGCCATTCGAGGCATAGCAACCAACCGTCCCGAAATGGTGGATTATATCCGGGATTCAAGCGAGTATGGAGTGATTTACCATGTCCTGACGCCAGATCGAGTATTTGATGAGGCAACGATCCATAGCGAGTTTACTCACGATACCCTAATCGTCAGTCCACAGATCCAAGGCGCTGGCTCCCTAGGCAAGGGCTTGCTAGGAGTGACTCTGCTAGCATCCTCATTCTTCATCCCTGGTTCCATCGGTGTCCTAGGGCTAACCATTAACTCCACAACTGTAGGACTGTTGGGAGCCGCATTGATTGGGCAGGGTATTTCCGAAGCCCTATCTAGCAGTCCAGAAACTCCCGACTCCGACCAGAAGAAAAAGGAGAGCTTTCTATTCCAGAACGCTCAGGAAGTCACTCAGGAAGGGCGACCAGTCCCATTAGTGTACGGTGAGTTTGCCATCAAAAGCCCCATTGTTATCAGCAGCAGCATAGATACTAGCGAATACTAACCATGACTGAGCAGCTTTACAAGCGAGTTTTAGAGGAACCCTTACCTTATGAGTTGGAGCCTTTCGCTCTCTATTCATACAGAGATAGAGGCAATCTAAACCTAGAACCCAAATACCTGACCAATCAAGATCCTAAGCTTGGTTGCGTAGTGGATGGATCCATATTCCGACTCATTCTCTGGCTCTATAAGCGAGTGCCAGACAGCAAGAATCAACCTAAGTACATACTCCAGAAGTTACGGCTCTATGGCGGTACGGAAGGATACCCTAAAACTCCCGACAGCTTCACTATCTATAAAGGCAGCACTCTTGATACTGCTATATATTCCGACGTTATAAGGCTGGAGACGGGAGCTTACAATGAGATCGACCTTTCGGGCATAGCCGAGTTTGATCAAGGTATATCCAGTATGGTGCTAGAGTTGCAGACTTCCGAGCATGACTACGTTTCAGTTGGAGAACTGATGCTGCTAGGCGCTAGGAAACTTGATGAATCTATCCGAGATGTTAAAGGTAATTGATATCATGGAGGGTAGATAATAATTATTACTTATGCTTTATCAGAATAAACTCAGGCAAGTTCTTAATGATGCGGAGCAGGATTTTAAAGATGCTGCTATGCAATTCTCGAACGAGTGCACAAAAGTAATCACCGAGAACCGTCAATGGGAGGGATTTGATGACGTAAGAGATATTGTAGACACGGGATATCTCCGCAAATCCCAGCGCTTAAAGTTTGGTAAGAATAACGGTCAAATAACTGCTGAATTGTCCTGGAACACGGATTATGCAGCGGCTGTTCACAACGGTGCTACCATTCAATACCCGAACGGTGGAGTGAGGAGAGTACCGGCGCGACCTTGGACAGAAGTAGCAGAGCAGAATTTCAGTATTGAGGAGTATATGGGATGAATCCAGAAGAGCAATTTATCACTCAGCATCAAAGCATTGTCGGAGCTGGCGGCGGTGGAGGCGGCTCCAGTGCCGGTGGCGGCGGTGGTAAAGGAAACAGTGGTAGCCCTGAGCAAACCACTGAGCAGCCCACTACTATTCAATCCCGTTCCTATCTCAATGCTCTCTTTCTGCTTTGTGAGGGAGATATAGACGCTCCCTATAACTATACAGAACTGCTTAAGAACGTTTATCTAGACCAGACTCCTATCAAGAATGAGGATGGTTCATCCAACTTCGAGGGAGTTAAAGCCCATTTCCGGAGAGGAACGCCAGATCAAGGTCATATTCCTGGATTTGGAGCAGCCAAGAGCGAAGATGAGGTTGGTGTTGAAGTCAGTCAGTCGAACAATGACATAGTTCGACAGGTTAATGACGCTAACACTGACGCGGTGCAGATCCGAGTTGTGTTCCCAGCCCTCCAGAAGGTTGAGGACGATGGAGACATTAAGGGCACTTCCGTATCCTTCGCCATCTCAATCCGGGACAAAAACGGAAACTATCAGGAACGGGTTCGGGATACGGTATCTGAGAAGTTCTCCAGCCCTTATGAGCGTTCCTATCGCATCGACTTGCATGGCGAAGCTCCCTGGAACATCAAGTTTACCCGCTTAACTCCAGATTCCGACTCCAGCAAGCTCAAAAACCGCACCATTTGGCAGTCTTTCACCACAATAGTTGATAATAAGTTCAGATATCCTAATAGCGCGCTATTAGCACTACGGATCTCAGCGGAGCAGTTCAATAACTTGCCAGAAGTCACTTATAAAGCGCGTTTCAAGCGGATTCGTTACCCAAGCAATTATGATCCCAATACTCGGGAATATCGCGGTGATTGGGACGGAAGTTTTAACTACGGCTTCTGCAACAATCCAGCTTGGGTGTTTTACGACTTGATGACAGATGACCGCTACGGTGTAGGAAACTTTATCGATACTAAGAATATTGATAAATGGAGCTTATATGCAGTAGGACAGTACTGCGATGAGAAAGTACCGGATGGGCGCGGCGGTCATGAGCCTCGCTTCACTTTGAACGGCTCTATCGAAAGCCGTGAGGACGCCTTCAAGGTTCTCAACACTGTCGCTTCCGTATTTCGAGGCGCTATTTATTGGTCTCAGGGTACTATTTTCACCACTCAGGATCGTCCAGGCAACCCGGTGAAGATCTTCACGGAAGCCAATGTGGTACAGGAAGTGAACGATGACGGTGAGATCAGTAGCCCTCCTTTTAACTACTCCAGCAGTAGTAGGACTGCACGGCATACAGTTGCCATCGTCACCTTCCATGATCCCGACAACTTCTATAAGGCATCCACTGAGTATGTTGAGGACTCAGAAGGGCTGCTTAGGTATGGCTATAACCCCACTGAGATTACAGCTTTCGGTTGCACTAGTCGAGCACAAGCCCGCCGCCTAGGGTTATGGAAGCTAGCAACGGAGCGCTGGGAGACTAGCACTGTAACCTTTAAAACCGGCATGGAAGGCGCTAACGTCAAGCCGGGAGAGATCATCTATATCCAGG